TTGCTCGCATCTGACAGCGAATCGAATCAAGTAGTTACACCCGGCACGTTTTCGTACACGGAAAAGCCGGTCCCTGTAGGGGCACACGACGTAGCAGCGCAGCGATCCTGGGAGCACTTCCAGGTTCAGCGCGGCATCGAGCGCTACCGCAGGACCCTCATCCGCGAGAAAGAGGACGGCACCACGACTTCCCGAGACCTCGGTGAAGTCCAGCATGGTCAGCGCATCGCCTCGGACATCATCCGTCCGATGGTGGAGGCAGTGAAGAAGGCCCAGGCCGACTACGCCGCCAAGCTGGAAGACCCGAACACGCGACGTATCGCGGACGCCCATGCGGTGTTCGGGGCACTCGATGCGGAGACCATCGCTGCATGTGCCGTCCTCACAGCCCTGGCGAATCCGGTGGACGCCGGCTGGACCAGCGTTCGGGTTACTTGCGCAGCTCGTCTGCGCCACGAACTGGAGTACCAGGAGTGGGCGCGAGCCGAGCGAGAAGCCGAGAAGCATCGCAAGGAGCACGCGCTCGACGGCGTGAACATGTTCAAGCTGATGCTGCGCCGGAACAATGGCGAAGTCGATAAGCGGGTGTTCGACAAGTGGTCGAAGAAGACCCAAACGCTCGTGAAGCTCGACTGGACTCACGAGCAGAAGGTCCACATCGGGGACTCGGTGATGGCGCTCCTGGTCGAATCGAACGGCTGGTTCGAGGTGAAGGAGCAGCGCGAGAAGGGGAGCAAGTGGCCCAAGCTCGTCTTCGGGATGACCGAGGCCGCCCTGGCTTTCACGGAGAGGCTCCAGACTACCTGCGAGTTGCAACGACCGTTCCTGGCCCCCATGATCTGCGAGCCGCAGGATTATTGCGTCCAGATGTAAAGCGAGTCACTTATAATCACGGGCCTCACATGGGGTTCCCGTGGCCTTCGTACGTCCACAAGTAAAGTGAGTTACTGATATGCAGACCACTGACCATCGCCGCGCGACGCTGACCGTCGCCGGACAAACCATCGACCTGAAGTTGCCGGTCCCCGTGCGGGTTGGCGACGCGCAGTACGAACAGAAGCTGGCCTTCGCAGTCGCGGAAGCCGTCCTCGAACACTTCGACACCAAGGAAACGAAATGAGCACTATCAAGAAGACCGTGAACGACCTCGCCACGACCCGCGACGCGAAGTTCCACGCCAACGCTGGCGCGACCGTCACCCTCCATGACGACGGCACGCGTGCGTACCCGATTCGTGTGTCGGTGGACGGGCAGTGGCACTCGTCGTCGGAACTGCGCGAGATGGCGAAGCTGTTCAAGAAGCTGGCGAAGCAACTCGAAGCCGAAGGCCGCACCGCGTAACACCACACGCCCATCCGGGCACCCCGAAGACGCTGACTGGATACTGAAACCATGACGAAGCTGCAAGGCGGCTACCTGACCCTCAAGACCGACGCCGTGAAGTCCACGGAGTTCGCCAACTCCCACACCTCCGCCCTGGACCTGCCCCTGAAGGGAGCGCATCTGGAGGCCCTGAACCACATCCAGAAGACCCGCTGGCGCATCAACCGTGATGTGCTGTCTGTCGCGATGCAGTGCAAGGCTCGCGGCCTGGAGGTTCCGGGCTTCCCGAGCAGCGACGAGCTGGCGTTGCCGGAGTACCCGGAGCACCTGGACAAGAAGTCCGACGAGTTCAAGGCGCACATCCGCGAGCGCGAGCGCATCCACACGGAGAACGCACGCAACGCCGGGATGCGCCTGAAGCTCTGGGGGATGCTCCAGATGGCCGAGGAGCTGTCGGAATTTCCTGCGCTGTGGTTTCCGCACTACGCGGACTTCCGTGGCCGCTTCTACCCGCGTCCCCAGGACCTTCACACGCAGGGCGATTCCCTCGTCAAGGGCATCCTGGAGTTTTCGGAGCCGGTCCCTCTGACCGACCGGGGCTGGTACTGGATTCGCGTCAACACGGCCAACTACTTCGGTGAGGACAAGCTCCCCATCGCGGAGCGTGCGCAGTGGACGATGGATCACCTGGAGGGCATCCTTGCCGTCGCCACAGACCCGCTGGACGACCACAAGGCGTTCGAGTTCTGGAGCACGTGCGACTCCCCGTGGGAGTTCCTTGCAGCGTGCCTGGAAGTAAAGCGAGTCGCTGATTTTATGCTGGCGAACGGGACGTGCGAGGGCTTCGAGTCGCGCATGGTCTGCCGCTACGACGCGACGTGCTCCGGTATCCAGCATCTCGCGGCCCTCATGAAGGACGAGAAGTCTGCCGTCCGCGTCAACGTGCTCCCCACGGGCAAGCGCGAGGACATCTACAAGGCCGTGTGTGAGGTAGTGGCTGCTGAAGTGCAGCGCGACGTGGTGAATAGCGCCACGATGGCTATGGCCTCCCTCTGGGTCGGCAAGGTGGAGCGTAAGACCGTGAAGCGGGCCGTGATGACGACCCCCTACGGCGTGTCCGAGCGCGGCATCCTGACCCAACTGGTTCAGGACGGCTTCGCGGATCACATTGCCAACGGGAAGGAGCGCTACGCCGCTGCGGAGTACCTGACGCAGAAGATCGTCGGTGCGCTGGACGAATCCATCGAGGCCCCGCGCCGCGCGATGGACTACTTCCGCTCGGTCGCCGTGTTCTTGGAGGAGCGCGGGCTTCCCCTCGTGTGGGATACGCCCAGTGGCTTCACCGGGAAGCAGGCGTACTACAAGACCGGCGAGAAGCGCATCCGCACGCTCCACGGCGATGTCACTGTGCGATTCGAGGAACCAGACGCGGGCTTCAAGCCGGGTAAGCAGAAGCTCGGTGCGGCCCCGAACGTGGTCCATTCGTTCGACGCGGCCCACCTGGCACTCGTGTGTGTCGAGATGAAGCACCGGGGCGTTCGCGACCTGGCGTTCGTCCACGACTCGTTCGGCTGTCATGCAGAGAGCAGCGACATTCTCCTTGAAGTCACCAAGCAGCAATTCGTCGCGCTGTACAACAACGACACCCTGGAGCAATGGCGGCAGTCCGTCATCGCACACTCAGGGTGCCCGGATGTCCCTGAAGTCCCTCCGCTCGGCAACCTGGACGTGGAACGCGTCCTCGACTCCGAATTTTTCTTCTCGTAAAGTAAAGCGAGTCACTGATAAGTGATTTGATAACCGAATAAACGCTATGCAGACCTTCAAGAAACTCCCGTACACCGACTTCCACCAGATGAAGGCCGCGCTCGAAGCGGGCACGGTGTTCCGCATCAAGGATGGCGGCAGGGACCGCCGCGTGACGCGTATCGAACCGCTCCCGTCGGGCAAGGTGGCGAACGTGTACTACGAGGGCAGCACGAGTAGCTACGGCTGCTTCACCCCGGACGGCGCCAACAGAGCCTGTGTGGCGTTCATCTACGTGGAGTCGCAGGCTCCGAGCCTGGCGGACCAACTCAAGGCCAAGCTGACCACAGCCACGGTGAACGTTGCGGCCGTCCCGGCGAAGCCGTTCCTCGAACGCTTCATCGCGGGCACCGAGTTCCACACGCCGCACACCCGCGAGGTCGTGGTGGGCGTGGCGTTCGTGCGCGGCCACAACCGCCTCGACGTGACGCTCCGCGACGAGGCAGGCAAGGAGCGCGTGACCCCGCGCTACAACACGGACGGCACCCACAAGTTCCGATCGGAGCGCAACCTGGTCGAAGGCAAGCTCCCGCCGAAGATGGTGGAGCGCAAGGTCGCTATCTACCGCCACGCGTTCAATGGCTCGCTGTTCGTCATTCGCGAAGGCGAAGTGCTCCCGAGCATCCGGGGCATCTCGAATGCGACGAAGGTTGGCGAGACGACGATCACCGAAAAGGAATAACCCCGCACAGGGTGACGACCCTAACAACCCCGGCCCGCGCAAGCGGGCTTTTTCACATCTACACAAAGCAAACACATGGCTGAAGCAAAGAAAGGCAAGTCCAAGATCGTCGGAAAGTTCGTGACTCCGAAGGGTGTCTTCCAGTATGCGTGGCTCGACAAGCCGGACAACTCGGAATACGGCAAGGGCAAGTTCAAGTGCGCGATCCTGCTGGAGCAGGGCGTTGCGGAGAACGACGCGTTCGCGAAGAAGCTCAACGAGCTGCACAAGGCGGCAAAGGGCAAGAACGACGCGAAGCCCGCGAAGGACGGCTCGGCGCTGGCCGACGCAGCAGCAGAAGATGGCAACGACAAGAAGGAGCGCTTGCGCGGCTTCTGGGTCATCACGGCCAAGTCTAAGCAGAAGCCCGAACAGAAGGCCGCTGACGGCAAGACAACGCTGAAGGAATCCGCCAAGAGCGGCGACTACGGTCGTATGTCGGTTGCTGCTGCCGAGTACGACACGGGCAGCAACAAGGGCGTCACGCTCTACCTCAACGGCATCAAGCTTCTGGAGCGCCGCGCTCAATCGGACCTCGGCTTCGAGGACGAGTCGGAAGACTACGAGAACGACGAGGGTACGCCGTCGCTGAACGAAGACGAATCGGACGATTCGAGCACGTCGAGTGACGATCAAGACTTCTGATTTGCGCGTGGACGTGGTGCCGACCCCGGCTCCGCGTCCGCGTGTGACGAAGTTCGGCAGTACGTACATGCCCGCTGCATACAAGGTCTATCAGAAGGCCATCGCGGCGGCGCTTCCCAAGCTGGACTCCCAATACACGGGCGAACTCGAAGTGATCCTGGAGTTCGTCTGCAAGCCCATCGCCAAGTCGAAGTTCACGACGCCGATGGGAGACGTGGACAACTTCGCGAAAGGCGTGATGGACACCCTCACTGACGAGGGCTGGTGGGAAGACGACCGCCAGATCATGCAGCTCGCAGTCCGCAAGCGCTTCCCCGTTCTGGGCGAAGACCCCCACATCCGAATTTTCATCCGAGAACTCACATGATCCAGTTCCTCCTCAAGCTCCTCACCAAGTTCGCTGTCGCCCTCGAATCTGCCGCCGAGAAGGAGCAGAAGAAGTGCGAAGCCGCGCTCCAGGCCGCAGCAGTGAAGGTCTCCAAGGCGAACGCACACCGCGCAGCGACGCGCCAGGCTCGCCAGGTTGCATCGGCGTTGCGTGATGTCGTCGCAGGCCCGGCAACGGTCGCGCAGGCCGACCAAGCAGCGCAGCAGTAACACCGGTATCGGCGGCACCGGACCGAGAAGCCGCCGTCTCTCAACCACACCCACCGTGAAAGACACGCAGACCATGAAACTCACCCCGCAAGCCCAGACCGTCCTCCGCCATCTCAAGTCGGTGGGAAGCATCACCAACGTTGAAGCGAACGCCGTGCATCGTGTGCGCTCGCTGTCGCGCCGCATCACCGAGATTCAGGGCGCGGGCGTCCGCATCTCGAAGGTCCGCCGCCGTGACTGCACGGGCCAGCAGTACGTCCGCTACACGCTGGAGAAGTGAGCGATGAAGACCCACAACGGACTCGTCATCGAGCGCGACGACGGGCTTATCGCCATCCCGGCGGACTACTCCGAGTGTACCGACTGCGTGTTCCACGCCGATGAGCGGTGCGCCAGCCACGCATGCTTCGGCCACCAGTTCCCCGACACCCACGAGTGTCGCCAACGCGAGAACGTCATCTGGATCAACCCGCAATGAAGCAACCCTACGAAAAGTCGAAGGACAAGTACATCGCAGCACTGAAAGTGGCGCTGCTCCTCGTGCTTCTTCCGTTCGTCACGGTGTACGTGGCGGTGAAGGGGGCTGCGAAGGAGGCATACGAGGTGTGCGCGGAGGTTGCTCGCGCAGTCTTCTTCGAGCGCGAAATCCCGTCCGCCTACAGCGACTTCATGCGCGACGCCTCGGGCAAGCGTGCTCGCCGCGAGCGCCTGCGCAACCAGGACAAGTAATGCGCCGCTACCGCGATGTCCTGGTCCAGCCGGGATGCTCGCTGGACCAAGCACTGGAGGCCGGGGACTACTCCCTGGCGCAACGAATCTATGAGGTGTGCGAGGAGCAGTACCAACGCACCTACTACCCGAAAGCTGACCATGAGCCGACACGAAAGCAAAGTAACGATCCATCTCAATCGGATAGAGAACGCGCACGTCTCGCGTGAGACCCTGATCCAGAACATCAAAGCGGAGCCAATGCTGTTCCGCGCCGACCCCGGCTTCGCATTTGTCCACGGGGACCTGCTGACGATGGACTTCCTACACGCGGCCAAGGACCTCTGGGGCAATCTGGACGGCTGCATCGTTGACTCCCGCCATCACATGCTGATGCCTGGGATGGTCCCCTGCATCCCCGGCTGGCACACGGACGATGCGCCGCGCAGCAAGGATTACTGCGACGGCCAGCCGAATATCTTCACGCCCGAGTACGTCACCGAGCACCTGCTGTGCGTGGTCGATGCGGGCACCGGCTCGCTCACCGAGTTCCTGGACGGTCCCGTCGAACTCCCGCAGGGAGACATCGAGCGGGCCTACAAGGAGTCCGGCAGAACCTTCTACAAGTCAGCCGACACGTTTATCGAGCGCGGTCTGGTTGCGAAGGACTGCGTTCACCTCCAACCGGCATCGGGCGACATCGTGCAGTTCGACGCTCACTCGTGGCACCGGGGTATGCCCGCGAAAGCCCGAGGCTTCCGATTCTTCATCCGCATCACGCGGAATTCCAAACACAAAGTTGAGAACGAACTGCGCAGCAACGCGCAGGTTTACATCACCGACACGTCCTACGGATGGTAAGTATGAAGCAACAACACACCCCCGCAACGATTCGATTCCGTGGCTACTTTGCTGAGCAAGGCGTGAACAACATGTGGAAGCTGCGCGGTCGCGGCGAGCGCCGCCTCGTGACGCACGGCGAACTCCTCAACCTTCTCAATGCGCGTCCGAAGCGCAAAGGCGGTGCACGATGAGTCTGCATCTCTCGCAGTTCGTCGTCGTGCGCCGTGATACGGGCTATGCATATGCTGGCCCCTACGTCTGTCGTGCGCCTGCCACGGCGACAGTCAATCGATGCGCGAAGCATCACGAGCGCCGCGCCAAGATGGGTGCGCTTCCGTGGATGCCGCACCCGAACGACCTACGGATTGAGGAACGGAAATACGCGCTCGTGGAAACGGTCGAGCACCCGGTCAAGAAGAAGGGTAGCTGATGCAGCACACGCACGAATCCGAATCCAATCTCGTGTCGAAGGGTCCGTGCGACAACTGCGGATCGTCCGACGCCAACGCGGAGTATGACGATGGTCACACGCACTGCTTTTCCTGCGGTAACACCTGTCAGCCGAACGGAGCACGAGTACCGAGTCACGATGCTGTCTCTGGTCCCGGAGACGCTTCGCTTCTCCGTGGCGAGTACCGTGCCCTTGGCAAGCGAGGCATCGCAGAGGAAACCTGCCGACGCTACGGCTACCTCGTGGGCAAGGACCGCGACGGGGAGCCTGTGCAGATCGCCAACTACTGCGATTCCACTGGAAGCCCGGTAGCCCAGAAGCTGCGCACGCCCGACAAGGACTTCGTAGTCCTGGGCAAGCTGAAGCAGGCGGGCCTGTTCGGGCAGCACCTGTTCCGCTCGAAGGGCAAGCGCGTCATCGTGACGGAAGGCGAGATCGACTGCCTTTCCGTGGCCCAGGCGCTCTCGCTGAAGTGGCCGGTCGTCTCGGTGCCTAATGGGGCGCAGGGGGCCGCAAAGTCCATCGTGGCGCAACTCGACTGGTTCAAGGGCTTCGATGAGGTCGTCCTATGGTTCGACAACGACGAGCCGGGACGCAAGGCCGTTGAGGAGTGCGCGAAAGTCCTGCCGATGGGCCGCGTGAAGTTCATCACGACGCCCTACGAGCTGAAGGACGCCAACGACCTCCTGCGCGAGCACGGGCCGACTGCGGTGGTGAGTGCCTCTTGGGAGACCAAGGAATACCGCCCGGACGGAGTGATCGCAGGTGAGGACCTGACGCCTGACCGCCTGAAGGCGAAGGCCGCGCCGGGATGGCAGACGCCGTATCCGCTCCTGAACGAGATGACGCGTGGCATTCGTCCGCGCCAGCTCTGGCTCATCACCGCAGGGACGGGTGTGGGCAAATCCACCGACGCACGCGAGTTCATGTACGCCGCGTTGTGCGAAGGGAAGAGGGTCGGGGCGCTGTTCCTGGAGGAGTCCGTGGAAGACACGGGCAAGTACCTAGTGGCCCTGGACCATAGCGTTCCGGCCGAGGACCTCGAAGACAACCCTAGCCTCCTGACGGACGCACAGTGGCAGTCGAGCTACGAGAAGCTGTTCGCCTCAGGTAACTACCAAGCGTATGACCACTTCGGGGCGACCGACCCGGATGGCCTGGTGAGCAAGATGGAGTTCATGGCCCTCAACGGGGCCGAGCAGCTCTACTTGGACCACCTGACCATCGCGGCGACGGGACTGGACAACGACGGCCAGGATGAACTCCTCACGAAGTTGCGCTCGATGGTCGAGCGGACCGGCTGTAGCGTCGTCGCTATCGCTCACGTCCGCAAGGAACAGTCGGGCGCACGGACGGCAGAGGAGGGCGCAGCGCTATCCCTGAGCAGCATCAAAGGCTCAGGGTCGCTGAAGCAAATCCCGGACGTAATCATCGCCAAGGAGCGCAACCAGCAGGCCGAAGACCAGGCCGAGCGTGACATCTCGCAGATTCGCGTGCTGAAGGTGCGCCGTGGCGGAAAGACCGGACCGGCCGACCGACTGAAGTACGACGCCAAGACCGGCCGATTGAAGCCTCTGCCTCGCGACGACGGGTCGCTGGATATGGATGAATCAGCGGAAGCGCACGGCGAGTTCTGACCTCGCCATTGCACGAACGCTGCTCCGAAATTCTAGATACCGCTCGAAGCGTGATGGCATCCGCCACACGATCACCCTCGCTGACGTAGTTGTGCCGACGCATTGCCCTGTCCTGGGCGTGCGGCTGAAGACCTCCTCGGGACGCGCCAGTCCCAACTCCCCATCTCTCGATCGCATCGATTCCTCCCGTGGCTATGAGCCAGGGAACGTCGTGGTCGTGAGCTGGCGGGCCAACGAGGTCAAGAAGGACGCCTCCCTCGAAGAACTGGAGCGCATCTGCTCCTTTTACCAACACATAGCTGACCGGAAGACATGACCGAAGAAGTTCAAGTAGACAAGCAGTATCAAATCCATCGCCACGCGGCAGTGACTGACCAGCAGCCGTTCGTGGTCGCGATGAAGTCCGCCGCCGAACGCGCCTACGCTGCCGCATACGCGGAGAAGCGCCAGCCGGTGATGGTGGAGATCGTCGTGTACGTCGCTCCCGAACAGGGGGCGTGATGCAGACCCGTCCTGCCGAACTACCTCTCCTTGCATGGGACTTGGAGACTGACGGGCTCCTCGTGAGCCTCACACAAATCTGGTGTATGGCGGTGGGCGAGATCGGCACGGACGAGGTTACTGGGTACACCGATTACAACCCGAACTACCGCCCCCTCGCTGAAGGCATCGAACGCTTGCGCCGACATGTGGCTGCTGGCGGCCGGACCGTAGCTCACAACGGCATCGGCTTCGACCGCAAGGCGCTGCTGAAGGTCGCTGGTGTGGACATCCCGTTCACCGCAATTCTCGACACGCTCGTAATGGGCCGTCTTGCAGAACCTGAGCGGGCTGGCGGCCACAAGCTCGAATCCTACGGGGTCGAGATGGGCATCCTGAAGGGCAGCCACAGCGAGTGGGACCGCTACTCCGATGGGATGATGGAGTACAACATCCAGGACGTTGTAGTTACCAAGGCTCTGTACGAGAGGCTCCAGCGCGTTCGCACCTGGGGCGAGTCATGCGACCTCGAACACATCGTCGCTTATCTCATCGACCTCCAGATTGAGAACGGCTTCCCGCTGAACATGCGCGAGGCCATGACGCTCGCTGCTGAACTCTGGGAACGCCGGGACGGCTATCTGGCCGAGATGCAGCGCGTGTTTCCGCCGATCTACGTTAGCGCGGGCGTGGCGACGCCGAAGCGGTCTCAGGTTCGCCAGGGCGTCTCGTACACGGCCGGTGCTCCCTACACGAAGATCGTGCTCCAGGAGTTCAACCCCGGCTCCGAGCACCACGTAGCCAACCGCCTGAAGCGGAAGTACGGCTGGCGTGCGCCGTTGACTGAGAAGGGCAATCCGAACATCACGGAAGCCGTGCTTAAGAAGCTGGACTTCGCTGAGGTAAAGCCGCTTCTCAACTTCGCCCGCGTCGATAAGCAGTGGACCCAGTTGGCCGCCCCGCCGAAGAAGAACGGCACTGGCGGCGGATGGATTCATCACGCGGATGAGAACCACCGTGTCCACGGGTACGTGAACACGAACGGCGCGGTGACTGGCCGGATGACGCACTCGCGTCCGAACTCGGCCAACATCGACAAGGAGATGCGCCACATCTGGATTCCGCGCGAGTCGTGGAAGCAGGTTGGGTGCGACGCCGAGGGCCTGGAATTGCGCGTGCTCGCGCACTATCTCGCGCGATACGACGGTGGGGCGCTGACCCGTGCGCTGCTCGAAGGCGACAAGGCCCAGGGCACCGACGCACACTCGATGAACCGGAAGAACACCGACCTGTTCTCCCGAGACGGCGCGAAGACTCTCCTGTACGGGGCACTGTACGGGGCGGGCGACGAGAAGGCCGGGAACATTTGGATCGCCGACTGGCGGGCCAGTGGTAAGCCCGTGTCCGAATGGCCGTCATGGTGCCACGTCAACGGGAAGCTCAAGCCCGCCAAGGCTATCGGCAAGGTGGTCAAGGGCAAGCTCCTGGACGGTATCAAGGGCTTCCGCGCCCTCATCAAGGACATCGAGAAAGCGGCGAAAGCTCGCGGCTGGCTCAAGGGCATCGACGGTCGCCGCATTCGCGTGCGCCACGCCCATGCCGCGCTCAACACCCTGCTTCAAGGGACGGGCGCAATCATCATGAAGAAGGCCCTAGCGATCTACTGGCATGAGATCACCGAGGTACACGGTCTGGTTCATGGGAAAGACTTCGGCTTCCTGGCGAACGTCCACGACGAGGTGCAGCAAGAGTGCCTCCCTCAATACGCCGAGCTGATCGGCACGACCTTCAAGAACGCAATCACCAAGGCAGGCGAGCACTGGAATTTCCGGTGCCGTCTCGATGGCGCATTCGACATCGGAAACAACTGGCATGAAACCCACTAAAGCAGTCCTGTTCGTTCATGGCCGTGCGCAGCTTTACCTCGAAAACATAAGTCGGTATCCGGATGGTTCGATCGAATCCGGATACGTGATCAATGGCGCTTGGTATCTGGAGATCGTTGGTGACACCCACTTCGCGAAGCGAAGCAAGGGCGCGAAATCCCATGTGCATTTTTGGCGCGTCCCCAGGTTCGAAGAGATCGCCGTCGCTGGACGGCAGTGGCGCGGGGACTACAACACGATCATGGCGCAAGCCCAAAAGGAATACGATGAAACTCACTGACCTTCAGCGCCTCGTCACCGAGATTCGCCGCGTCTATCCGGACGCCGTGATCGCAGGCGGCGCACCGCGTGACATCCTGCACGGTAAGCCGGTCAAGGATATCGACGTGATGACCGGCCGTAGCGTTCATCGCGCGAGCTTGGAGCATCTCGCTCATCTCGTTGGCGGTCGCTTCGACGTGACGGAGCCGCAGGACCCCTCGGGCGTCGAGGAGTTCGAGTACGAGATTCACTTCGATGACGGCCGCCCGCGCCTCAACGTCGTTGACCTCAACCCGTTCGAGATCACGAACCCACTGGAGAACCTGCACGACTTCGACTTCGGGTTGTCGCAGATCGCCGTGACGCCGTGGGGTGTTCTCAGCACGGACGCCTACCTCCGCGACGCGCAGCACATGACGATCACCTACATGGGTGACAACGGAAAGGCCGCGTGGCGCATCGACTCGTCGGCCAAGCGTCTGCAACGCCTGAAGGCGAAATATCCGCTGTGGACCTTCGTGAACTGCGCGGGCCTCGAAGCGAGGGGCGCATGAAAGCAGCGTTTCTGATCGGCGGCACACTGGTCTACATCGGACTGGCCGCCGCTGTCCCAGTGATGATCGTACTGGCTGCGTTCAAGTATTTGACCACGTGACCATTGCGCTTATCGACGGTGACGAGGCCATCTACAAGGCCACGGTCATCAAGGTCGAGGAGACCGATTGGGAAGCGGAGACTGTAATCGACCGTCCCCCGACCTTCAAGGAAGCGAAGGCTAAGTTCCACGAGATCGTCCGTACCTGGTGCGACGCCGTGAATGCCGACGAGTACATCGTGTGCCTCAGCCCTCGCGAGCGCGGTCTGTTTCGGCGTGGCATCTACGCGCAGTACAAGGGCGCTCGCGGCGAGAAGCCCGAGCAGTACCGGCCTCTGGAAGACTGGGTGTTCGAGAACGAGCGTATCCAGTGGCATCCGGGCCTGGAGGCTGACGACGTGATGGGTGTCCTGTCGGGCGAGGGCAAGGTCATTTGCTCCAACGACAAGGACATGAAGACCATCCCTGGTCGCCTATACGTCACTGGCCCGAAGAAGCTCGTGACCATCACCGAGACCCGCGCGGACTGGCAGTGGATGTACCAGACGCTTATGGGCGACTCGACGGACGGATTCGGCGGCTGCGTTGGCTGCGGTCCTACTGGGGCCGAGGCGGTTCTGGAAGGATGCCGCACGCTCCGGGAGATGGCGCACAACGCGGCTCTCCGCTTTCTCGAACCGAAGAAGGGAAAGTACAAGGACGTTACCCAGACGGCCCTGGACTTCCGCCGCATGGCGGTGCTCGCCCGAATCCTCCGACCCACCGACTACGACAACGAAACAGGCGACGTGCGCTACGCACTCCCTGGTCAGAAGGACATCTCATTCAATGCAGAAGCATTCGCAAAGTGAAGGCTACATTCCGATGACGCACCACACCCTCCCGCAGATTCCTGCGCTATCCCTGGACGCGACAATCGCCCATGAGGCCGGCCGTCTGCACATCGATACGCCGCGCCTCAAGGTGGGCACCTGGGACGAGCCGAAGAAGGCCGCACCGAGCGTCGCCGTGACACCGATCAACCCTTCGCACTACCGCTCGCACCCCTCGGGCATCGAGTGCATCCAGATCACGCAGCATATGGGCTTTAACCTCGGCAACGCAGTGAAGTACATCTGGCGTTGTGACCTGAAACACGATGCCATCGAGGACTTGAAAAAGGCGAAGTGGTACATCGAGAAGGAGATCGCGAAGCGCGAAGCGCAGACGGTCGCGCCTCGGTGATCCCGGTGCCCTCCTGGGCAGGCAAGGCCATCGCCGGAGTTCTCCTGGTGGTGGGCCTCGCTGCTGGGGCGCTGACCTACCGCTCCCACGTCTACGGCGAGGGGTACGCGGCGGGGCAGAACGCCGAACAACAGAAGCATGCGTCGGAACTTGCGCTCGCCCGCACGGCCGACCGGCTCATCTCAGACAAGGCGGAGGCCGACCTCCGCGCCAAACTCAAGGAAGAAACCGATGCGCACGAAGCTCGCGCGACTCGCCTGGAGGCTGCGCTTGCTGCTGCTCGCGCCGATGGTGTGCGCCTGTCTCAGCAGCTTGCCCGCCTGCACGACGCAGCAGTCAGTGGTAGTCCGGGACCTGCCCCCGATGCCCCCAGAGCTGGCGAGGAAACCGCTCCCGCTGAAGCCTCTTTCACCCTCGCGGACCTGATGCGGAATGACGAAGAAAATTACGCGATTTGTCGGAAAAATTCTGCGCAGCTTGAAGCTGTCCAGGACTGGTACGAGCGGCTCCGAACCGGCCACGCCGAATAACTCCGCACATGGTAGAGGGTCCCTATATACCTCTAAGACTCTTAGAGAAGGGGACGAGAACGAAATCCCGGTTGATTGCCCTAGCTCGACGGATCTCCGTACCGTAGGCGGTTGGCTCCTCTCTCAATACCCCCTGGCTGGCTTGGTGGACCTGGTGCATGCACGGGACTACCAGGCGGCCCATGAACTCGTCGGTGCCCACGATGCCATCCAAGCCGTCTTCCAGTTGGCGGATGACCTGGACGCGGCGCAACGGGACGCAGACGCGGCAGCAACGGAAGCGGGCCTTCAGTGAGCTTCATGCTTTCCTGGCTCGCTGCCAGTATCCGTTTCACGCGGATTGGCCTCTCCGTCTACTGCGCCGCTGTGATCTCTGGACTGTCCGTGGCAGCGCTGGCATTCAGGCTGCGGTGTGGCTGGAGCGACTGGAATACGGACGCGCAGCGCTTCACCTATGCGCCTCCCGTGACGCTCAAGGACGCTGGATTCACCCCCGCGTCCTGCGATCCCTCAGTGACGGCGCTCGGCAATCCGGGTTCACCGTACTGACGGCCAGTCCACTTCCCCAACACATTCCCTACCTGGAGCGGCTCGGCTTCTCCAGGGCGGGGGCCAAATTCCACCTGAGCCTCTATGAGCAAACCCGACATTCCGAAGACCCCCGATCCGCCGCAGCCGGACGCACCGGCAGCGCGGCTGATCCAGCCGGCCGAGGATAGCCCGGTGAACGCGGCGAAGAAGAAGATGAACCTGCGCCGTTACTTGACGGCTGATGATTCGCAATCGACCGCTAAAGGGGTGGGCGTCCAGCTTTGACGACGAAGCTCCAGGACCGCTATCAAGAGCTGGTCCCGGACCGTGATGCGTACTGGCGACGTGCCCAAGCGTGCGCCGCTCTCACGGTGCCTTCGGTCTGTCCGCCTCAAGGGCAGACCCCGCAGCAGATTCTCCCCCAGTCGTACACGTCCTTCGGGCATCGCGGCGCGACCAACGTGGCATCGAAGCTGATGATGGCGTTCATGCCGCCTGGAGACTCCGCTTTCAACATCGAGGTCTCGACCAAGGTGTTGCTCCAAGAGGGTGTCCTGTCGCCCCCGCCTGACATCATCAAGGGCCTGGCGCAGTGCGAGCAGCTCATCAACGCGAAGATCGAGGCCCTCAACTGGCGTCGTCAGACGTACCTGTCGCTTCTGCATCTTGTGGTGGCCGGGAACGTCTGCGAGTACATTCAGCCGGACGGCCGCCTCAAGCTGTTCTCGTTGCCGCAGTACGTCTGCGTGCGTGACTTCAACGGTCGCGTGCTGGAGGTCGTAACGGCCGAGAAGCTCAAGGTCCGCGAACTGACGCCCGAGCTGCGTACGCTCTCCGCGAAGAAAGAACACGAGGACATTACGCTGTACACGCGCTTCGAGTTCATCTCCGAGGATGTCTATGCGGTCCAGCAGGACCTTGATGACGCGCCGGTAGTCCCGTACAGCACGCATAACGGGCTGATGCCCGCGAACGCTCTGGCGTGGGAGCTGGTCCCCGGCGAGTCCTATGGGCGCTCGCACGTCGAGCAGAACTACGCGGACCTCCTCGCGCTCGACAAGACATCGCAGCAGCTCCTGGAGTGCGGCGCTATTGCTGCGAGGAACCTGATCTTCGTCGCGCCCAATGCGGCGGGCGGGAACCTGCGCAAGCGGATCACGGAAGCACGTAACGGCTCCGTCATCTCGGCTCGCGGCGGGACGCAAGGCGATGTGCAGCCATTCCAGTTCAACAACACCGCAGCGATGCAGGCGCTGAACGCTGAGAAGCAGGACCTTAAGCGCGACCTCTCCGTCGCCTTTCTTCTCACCAACGACCTGCGCCGCGATGCGGAGCGCGTGACCACCTACGAACTCCAGATGATCGTCTCCGAGATCGAGCAAGCCCTTGGGGGCGTGTACTCGTACCTCGGACCAGAGATGGTTGGCTGGAGGCTGAAGAAGCTGATCGCGCAGATGCAGACGAAGGACGAACTCCCCGCTATCGGCAAGGACCAGACCCAGATCACCGTGACCACCGGTCTCGCTGCCCTGGGCAAGGACGCCAAGCTGAAGAAGGTCCAGTCGTTCCTGTCTCTCTTGAGCAATACGCCGCAGGCGTTCCAGGAGGAGGCTGCGAGCTACGTGAAGTTCGACACGATCCTAACGCCCGCTGCCGCCGCCCTCGGCTTCCCGCAGTCCATCAAGACGGCCCAGGAAGTCCAGCAGGAACAAGCGGCTGCGCAGGAGCAGGCGATGCAGGCCGATATGGCACGCGCTGCTGCTGGCCCCGTTGCGGGCCAGATTGCGGCTAACACACTCACACCGGCTCAATGACGACCGAAACCACCAACACGAATCTCCCGGTAAGTCCGGGCGCAACCGAAACCCCGACGCTGGTCCCGGACTCCCCGGAATACCGCGCGGCCATGATCGCCAAGGCTGACGAAGCCAACGGTGTCACGACGACGGCCCCCGAGGCGAAGACCGGCGAGGCAAATCCTCCGGCTTCCACCGAGACGGACCCGAATGCGTCGACGCCGAAGCTGACGGATGCGCCGGCTGGCGAATCGAAGGCAGACGACAAACCGGAAGGCACGGAGAAGAAGGACGGCGAGGGCGATGCTCCTGCTACCTACGACTTCGCCAAGGCATTCGATGACGGGTCGCTCGTCATCGAGTTCAACGCCGAGAAGCCCAACGCCGATCTCATCGCCGGTATGGCGAAGGCCCTGGGCATCTCGAACGACCAGGTGCTCCAGATGCAGGCGCAGTTCCGCGCAGGCCAGGAAGCGCTGACCCGTGAGACCGAGGGCAAGCTGTTCGACGCCGCTGGCGGTAAAGCCGAGTTCAACGCGCTCATCGCCTGGGGCCAGAAGAATCTGCCCCAGGACCAAAAGGTGTTCTACGAGAACCTGCTGAACGGCCCGGACGCGGTGTCGGCTGTCGGCATCCTGAAGCAGCGGATGCAGGCGTCGGCGGACCCGGCGCTGGTCAACGTGAACGGTCGCACGGGCAGCGCAGTCGCGGCCTTCCGCGACCAGTCGGAACTCGTCGCCGCAATGGCCGATCCGCGCTACCAAACGTCGGAGGCGTTCCGCAAGGAAGTTGCCGACAAGCTCCGCATCTCCCGCATCTAATCCCTGCTTTACCTCCCCCGCCTCTGGGCGTCCATCCCGGACCGACCCATGCGGGGGAATCCCCCCCCTCCCTCCGCCATCCCCGCTCGTGGGCTGGCAACACTCCCTTCCTAAAGAGACTTAATGACGTTCTCGACCAATCCGGGCAATCCGGTTGCGTTCGGCTCGGGTCAATCGAACCCGGCAGACGATCGCTCGCTGTTCCTGAAGATGTTCTCGGGCGAGGTCCTCACCTCGTTCACGGCTGCAACCCTGACGAAGGGTAAGGTCCGAGAGAAGAACATCACGTCGGGCAAGTCGTACCAGTTCCCGCGCACGGGCACCTCGCAGGCCGAGTACCTCCAGCGCGGCCAGGAGATGCTTGGTAATCCGTTCGCCACGGGCGAAGTGGAAGTGACCATCGACGCACCGATGGTTGCCCATCACGCCCTGTGGGACTTCGACCAAGCAATGTCGCAGTTCGACGTGCGCGGGCCGATGACGGCGGACATGGGCCAAGCGCTGGCTCGCATGTACGACCAGAACAACTTCCGTCAGCTCGCGCTCGCTGCGCGTACCGCTGCGGTTGGTCCGTTTCCTGGCGGCGACCGCATTGTGGATTCGGCGCTCCTGTCGAGCGGTACGTCCATCGACGGCCTCGCGTGGATGGACGCCATTCGCAAGGCGAAGCTGGCAAAGGCTTCGAAGAACATCCCGGCAAGCTCGCCGTGGTACATGGCTGTCACGTACGCCACGTTCGACGCGATCAAGTACGCGAAGAACTCGGCGGGCCAATTCGTCAACCTGAACTCGATGATCTCGCTGGCAACGGCGGGTACGGGCGCAGTGCCGACCGAAGCAATCCGCTTCGAGGGCGTGACGATCTTCCCGTCGAACCTCATCCCGCAGACGAACGACACGGCCAACAAGGATGTGTTCTCGAAGTACCGTGCGGACTTCTCGAAGCTCTCGGCGCTCATGTGGCAACCGGAAGCGGTTGCTGTCCTGACGCTCATGGGCATCTCGACGGAGACCTTCCGCGACGTTCGTCGCCAAGAGGACTTCATCGTGTCGAAGCAGGCAGTCGGCCACGGCACGCTCCGCGCTGAGTGCGCCGTCGAGTTCGCGCTCCCGGCCGCTTAACTCCCCTTGGGGATCACTGGATTCATTTCTGGTGGTCCCCATTTTTTTCGATTCTTCAGCAATGCCTCTTACTCGACTCCAGGCCGTCAACCGAATGCTGACGGCAGTAGGTGAGTCCGTGATCCTGGTCGAGGTCACGGGCGCTGGCGATTACGCCAACTGTTCCGACATCCTCGATCAAGTCACGCAGGAGGTATTGCTCAAGGATTACAAGAGCAACACCGAGACCCGCACGCTCGTCCCTGACACGAACGGAAACATCGTGGTTCCGCCCGAAGTTCTGAAGGTGGACACGGTTGATCCGTACCTGGACGTAACGTTTCGCGCGGGACGCCTGTATGACCGGGCGAATGCCACGGATGTCTTCACGGCCCCGGTAACGGTTTCTGTGACTCTCGGTCTCCGCTTTGAGGACCTCCCGTTCTCCCTGCAACTGGAAATCGTCACGAAGGCAGCTCGGCGTTACCAGAAGTTCTACGTCGGCTCCCAGACAGCCGATGGCTTCCTGAAGGAAGACGAAGCTGTTGCCACGTCCATCGCAGAGGACGCCGAGGCGGACACGGAGGACTACAACCTCTTGGACACCTACGAGTTGTCCTGGCTCCGCCGCCGCACATTCAACAACGGCTCGATCAACTGATGCCCATCGACGGTCTCTTGCAACCCCGCATCGGGTCGTTGCACGCGGGCGTGAGCCGTCAAGCTCCGCTCCTCCGGTCTCCGTCCCAGATGGACGAGATCATCAACTTCCTCCCCTCGGTGGACATCGGGGGCCTCGCTGACCGCGTGGGGACCTCCTGCATCGCAAACGTAGCCGCAGCGCCGTACCAGTCCAACGGGACGTATATGTTCCGAACGACGGATGGGCAGCGATGGCTGTTCATTCGCCGCGCCGACCTGGGCTACCCCGAGATTCGCAACCTCGACAATGGGACGCCTGCGGCGGTTACGGTGGGGCCGTTCGCCCAGAACTACATCAACGCGGCCAGCCAGTTGAAGTTCCTGACGCTGGCCGACACAACGCTCGTGCTCAACACGGGCATCTCCACGAAGTTCGCGGCCCCTGCGGCTGGCATTACGAAGACGCGAGCCTATGCCGTGATTCGCAAGCTGTCCTCAAACGCACAGTCGTTCTACCTGAACTCGGACGCGGGCAGTGCAGTGACGACCTACGACGGCTCGGCCGGCGTGAAGACTCGCGAGTGGGTCGCACAACGACTCATGGAGCAGTGCATCGCCCGCATGCCGGGTCTGACGTTCTGGCGCGTCGCCAACGTGGTTAAGGTCGAAGGCCCCGAGAACGTCATCGCGACGCTTACCGGGGGCAATGACTGGGACGAGACTGCCTTCGTGCTCATCAAGGGGCGTGTCAGTGCGATCACCGATCTCCCTGCGCAGATGTTTCCCGGTGAGCCGATCATGGTTGACCTCGGTAACGGCGACGCCAAGTCGGCCTACTGGGTCACGTACGACCGGACGACAAACACGTACAAGGAGACGGCGTGGCTGGATAACTTCGCCACGGCCGGAACCTGGGATCGGTCCACAATGCCCATGCGCATCCATCGGACGGGCGTGAACTCATTCGAGATTCAACCCATTGACTGGGCACCGCGCAAGGTAGGCGACGACAATAGCAATGAGGCCGCGCCGTTTCGCGACGCGCCCATTACGGACATGGCGCTGTGGAAGGGGCGGCTCTGGTTCTCCTCGACCTCTTGGGTTGTCGGTTCGCAACCGGACGACCTGTTCAACTTCTGGCAAAGCAGCGCCCGCGAGGTCGTCGCCTCGGACCCGGTAAAGGTCCAGGCCGAAGCGGACCTGGGCAACGTCAACCACCTCGTAGGCTTCCGTGACGATCTCATGGTCTTCATGCGTGGGGCGCAGTGTTCACTTGACGGCTCGCAGCCGGTCAAGCCGGACACGGCGGCCCTCGGTGTTGCCACGCGCTACGACGTTGACGACGCGTGCCCTCCCTCGGTGGTCGGTACGGTCCTGCTCTACACCGGCTCGCAGGAAGGTCGGTCCGTGTTGTGGGAGTACCAGTTCGAGCAGGCGACGATGAACAACTACGCGGAGGACCTGAGCAAGCACATCCCGCGCTACTGCCCCGGCAGCATCCGGCGAATCGCCGGCTCGGCTCAGTCGGGCCGGACGTTTCTCTGGACGCCTCTCGACCCCGCCACGCTCTACGTGCAATCGTCGTATTGGCAGGGCCAGCAGCGAGCGCAGAACGCCTGGTGCAAGCTGAACTTCGCACACGTCACGTCTATCTGGCATCACTGGGTGGACGAGGGCACGCTGTACGTCCTGGCGCAGACCAGCATCGGCTATCTGTCGCTGCTGTCTCTGCCGGTCGATGCGAACCTGGGCGAGAACCCGGACATCGACTTGCGGCTGGACCTGCGCCAGCGCATTCAAGTTACCTGGAATGCGGCGCGTAATCGAAGCGAGGTGGTGCTCCCGGATGGCTACTACCAACACGACGACCTCGTGGTGTGTACGCCGGATTCAGGTGGGTGGTTTGCCGAGCATCCGATCACGAAGGTATGGGACGGCTCGCAGTGGATCGGACACTTCCCATCGCAGGTCGCGGGAACCTCGGGCTTCATTGGCCTGCGATTCTCCCGCGCGTTCCGCTTCTCTCCGTTTTACCCGAGCGTCAATCAGGTGCAGACGCCCATGGGGCGCTTCCAGGTCCACAAGGTCATCTTGGACTGCCTGCGCTCTGGCGACTTCACTGCAACGCTCGTGCGTCCAGATCGGGTCGATATGACGGTGCAGCTCTCTCCGCGAGTAGTTGGTGATGCGTTGGTCGCCAACGCCGGCGTGGACCGTACCTACGCGATCCCGTTCAACGCCCAGGGGAACAAGGCGGCCCTCACGGTCTCCACGTCCTCTACGGCACCGATGGTGGTCACGGGCTACACCCTGGCTGCTCGCTACTCCAACCTGTTTGCGAACGCATGATCCTCACTCCCGCAAAACCTCACCATATCGCGGCCCTCGCTGCGAACCTCCGGGTGTGTGACCGTGAGGAACTCCGGCTCTCCATTGGAGGTGCGGACCCTTACGACCACATCCTCGGTCTCTGGATTGACGGCGGCACGTCCGAAGCGATCCTGACCGACTCTGGTGTGGTTGCGGGGATGTGGGGAACCAACCCCGGCCCCTCCGATGGGGTCGGCCTAATTTGGATGCTCGGGACGCCTGCGATCTCTGGGATCGCGCTCCCGTTCCTCCGCGCTTGCCCAGGTCGCATTGAACAGGCGCATGACGCCTACGACATCCTCGCCTGCACTCCGTGGCGCGAGAACACCCTTCACCTAGCGTGGCTCAACTGGTGCGGCTTCACCGCATTCGATCCGGGCCACGGCCCATTCATCGGATACACACATGTGCGGTCCCGCAGCGATCCCGCTGGTAATGCTCGCCGTGTCGGCTGCGAGCGCAGTGGTCCAGAACAGCCAGCAGAACAGGGCGATTGAAGCCCAGGCCGAATCTGCCAACCGAAACACCGAAATGCAGTACATGGCTGCTCAGGCGAACCAACAGGCTTTGGATGAGCAGGCGTTCGAGCAACGCACTGACCGTGCTCGCGCGGCAGCTCGTCAGCTTGCCCAGGCTCGCGTCCTCGCAGCTCAGGGTGGCGGTTCCCTCTCGGCAATGGCGGTCAACATCACTGGTGCTCAGGCCGACGACTTCTCGCGTATCGACGCCAGCACGGCAAACCAGAAGTCGAGCATCCGCTCGCAGATGGGGGCGGCAGCTATCTCGAACCAGTCCGCAATCGACGGCTTCGCAGCTCAAGGCCGCGCGAATGCAGTCGGTACTGGCATGAGCCTCGCGAGCGCTGCCGCGCAGGCGGGCGCGTCGTACTACAGCAATGTGCAACAGGAGAACACCGCCAAGGCCCTTCGTGCTCCGCGTCCGTACTTCACCGTGGGGAAATAAATGACAGGCCAACAGCAGCAAACCTTCCGGGATGGCGCAGCGCGTCTCCCGACCTTAGACGTAACGGCGGCCCCGAGCGTCCAGACTACTTCCGCGCAAGCGGTGGCCCCCCGCGTTGACGCATCGGGCCAGGTCGCGGCCATGCAGTCCCTGTCCAATTCGTTCGGGAATTTCTTCGGGAATCTCCAAGGCGATCTCCAGCGCGTCAACGCTGCCACGGAGCAGGCTCGTGTCGCTGACATCCACAAGGAGAACGAGGCGCTCGCGAAGAAGGCCCAGGCTGACCAAGCCGCAGGCCGCACCCCGGACGAGCTGTACACGAATCGCGAGTCCTACTGGAACGCATACCAGCAGTCGTTTGCCCAGAACCAGGCGTTCGACATGCAGCAGGAACTGAGCAAGCGCCTGCGCGAGATGCCACAGGACGGCTCAGTGAATCCCCAGGATATCGCGAAGCAAGTCTGGAAGGACTTCTACGGCGCTGGTACTGGCGACCAGGATTTCGACTCGGCACTTGTGGGACGCTTTGCCCCCGCAGCGCAGACGATGGTCGCGCAGGCAACGGAGCAGGTCGCGCAGACGCAGGAGCGGAATCAGGCGTTGGAGATTCAGAACAGTGCCAACGCCCAGATCAACTCTCCGCAGGGCCTGTCCGAAGCGGGCTTCGCAACGCTGGAACAGCGCACGCTCGCGTTGACTCGTGGCGACCAGACATTGGCCGACAAGATGGTCGGGCAGTTCATGGGTAGCGTCCGCAATAAGACTCAGGCCCTGGGCCTCCTCAACATCCTGGAGCGATCCGGGTGGGCTGACCGCAATCCTGTCGAGTACGACAAGATGTCCCAGGATGCCGTGAGGCAGATTCAGAGCATCAAGTCGGTGCAGGCCGCCGAGGAGGTGGACGGAGTTCGCCTGGCTGCCATAGCGCTCAAGATGAATCCGAACGCAGCGCCCGAAGATTGGGCGAAGCTGGTGTACCAAGCGCAACGCGTGGATGCCAACCACGGCGTGGGTATGGACAAGTTCGGTAGCGTATTTGAGGGTCTCCAGGCCGCCGCGAAGCAGAAGGCGGTAATCAACTACATGGCTGCTGCGGAGCGCGGCGTCAACGGCTCACACAACATCCACACCATCGCTTCCCTGGCTGGCGTGGACCCGGCTGAGGCAGTGAAGAAGTCCTACGATCCATACATGGTGCAGAAGCTGCGCGAGGATGGTGGCGCACGCTTTCCGGCGCTCATGCAGTCGATGCAGGGCAACGCCGGTCTTCCGGACCCGCTTGCGTCGGATCAGGCTGGCTCGGAATTCGTGGGGTGGGTTACTGCCCCAGGCATCCGGGACATCTCGGACGGCACGATGCCCGAGCGTATCCAGAACGACCTCCAGTCGGCCATCAAGTCCGGGGACCCGGATCGGGCCTCGCGGGCCTGGCGAATCATGGACCGTCTCCACGACGTTGTGGGGGACCATGCGTTCGGTCAGTACCTCGGGAAGGATGACCAAGCATCTGCGATGTACTGGGGTGTCAAGGCAATCGCACCGACGAACGGTGACGTGTCCCAGGTCTACAAGGCCATCCGCGATGGCGGCATGGACGCGAAGGTCCTGGAGAAGATCGGTAACGGCGGGAGCATCAACTGGGAGCCTCTGCTCCCTGGCAAGAAGCAGCCCGACGTGGATGCTGCGGTCAACAAGGCGATGTCGAAGGCGATGTTGGAGGACGTGGGGCGCAAGGGCTTCTTCTGGAACCCCACGACCTCGATGTCCTCAGACCTTCGCCAGCAGTTCCAAGGCATCGTCATCCAGCAACTCATGGCTCAACGTGCCAACGGCAAGGTGGACCTGGATGCCGCCGTGACGAACGCAGCAACGGTGTTCAAGGGTACGCGTATGGCGACGGTCGGCATGAACGGCGCAGTGAAGGTTATCGAAGACCCGTTCGGTGGCAAAGGCCGCGCAGCAGCTTCTCCGCTCAATGCGTCACCCGATCACCCGTACTCGATCACGAAGGGCTATCCGGCGATGTACTCCTCGTTCCCGATGGCGAACGCTGCCAACGAGCAGGAGGACCCGTTCAAGACGGCGCAGGATGACCTCGCTGGCCTCAGCAAGCGTCTCCCTGGAATTGTCCCGGACGCCGCTGGCTTGTCCCTGAAGCGCCCGGATCGCACAGGCCTCTCTGAGATTCACGACTCGATGGACAACCCCATCATCCTCCACGCGGGCCAGAAGCTCACGGTCCTCGGCAAGGAGGCCACGATAGACGAAGCGCCGTTCGTGGACCCGAACAACCCCGACATGGCCCTGCGCGAAGTACAGCAGCGCCGTGGCGGCGGAAAGGTCGCTGGTGAAATTCCCTCGGACCCGAAGGTCGCCGCAGCGTTCTTCAAGGACAACCTGCCACCTGGCGTTTTCGCCGTGTACGACCGGGATCACAACCAGTACACGCTTAACTACGGTTTCCGCCTACAGGTGGACCATGCCAAGGCCGCTGTGATCCGCGCAGAGAAGGAACGCAAGTTCCGCGCCGAGCAAGCAGATCGTGCAGCAGTCAAGGCGCACAACGCGAACCCGCTGTTCGTTCGATGACCGACACACCTACTCAACAACCGGGCCTTCCGGCTGACCAATCCCTCGACCCTTCGCAGATCACGCATGACGCTCTCCAGAACATCATCGACACCAAGACGATGAGCGGGGAGCTTCGTGTGCAGCGGCAGGTCGCAGACCAACCTGCGACGGCTGGTGCCCTCTGGGACCTCCCGTCGTTTTTCCAATACCTTAAGGAGAACACCTCAGTGGTTCCACCGTTCCCCGGTGCCGCACAAGACGGCAACGGCTGGTTTTCGCAGGCTGACAAGGCCATTGGCGGCACCGAAGGTTTCGAGGCTCGCGCCTATCACGGCGTGTACTCGCCGCTCCGCAAACCCGGCGACATTTTCGTGAAGCCGGGGCAAGTCTCGGACGCAACCAAGTCGGAGGTGTCGATCGGCTATGGCTACAACCTGACCGGCAATGCGGACTCGCGCCAGGTCTTCCAGAAGGTCCTCGGGATCGACTCGGCAGGCTTCGACGCGATCCGTGATGGCCGGCAAGGCATCACGCCCGAGCAGGGGCTGAAGTTGCGGCAGTACATGATCTATCAGGTCAATGCACAGCTTGACCATCTGGTCGGCAACAAGCCGCTCCCGGATTACCAGCGAGCCGCACTGGTCTCGATGCTCTACAACTTCGGTTACGGCAACTTCCAGAAGACGGGCATCCCCGATCTCGTGAAGAAGGGTGCTGACCCGCAAGTGGTCGCGCAGAAGATTCGTGGCGCGTCTTCGAGTCAGAAGGCCCTCCAGGTGCGGCGCAATGCTGAGGCCAACCTGTACCTCGGCGTGAATGGCGCGGCTACGCAAGTGGCCTCCACGACCTCCAACTACACCAAGTAACACCTCCCGCTTCGGCGGGTCTCTCAACTATGGCAGACACGAACATCACACCCAATGTGGTCGAGGCGGTCCCCGCCGACTCTGGCGTCCCGCTCAAAGCGGCGCAGACTGGCTACGTGCCCGAGGACATCGAGTACGCACACCTGAATCGCCCGGACACCCAGGACGTGGCTGCCGCAATGTGGCGCTCCAGTACGCTCGTGGGGCAGCTCATCAACAACTACCACGACGACGACATCAAGGCGCAGTCGGACCCGACGTTCAATCCCTACGCGCACATCGAGCGGAACAAGGACCAGTACCAGGACCTCATGCCGCTGGTGACGGGCGGCTCGATGACGTTCGAGAACGTGGACTCGCCCGCCGCGTTCGACGCATGGGCAGCAGCGCAGCGCCGAAACCTGAAGGATCGCGAAGCGCTCGTCGCCGCCGACACATGGCAGTCCGTGGCAACGATGCCTGTAGCCATGCTCGACGCTACGCTCCTGCTCGGCCCGGTTGCTGAGGGTGCCGGGATGCTCGCGTCGGCACGTGTCGGCTCGGGTCTCCTGGCCGGTGCCGTGCGCGGCGCAGTCGCTGGCGGGACCGAGATCGGTATCCAGCAGGCGGGCGTCTCGGCGCTCAACGACGCTCAGACCCGCGAGGAAGCGTTCATGAACATTGGGGTCGGCATGACCCTGGGCGCTGGCCTGGGGGCTGTCTTCCGCCACGCTAAACCGGACAGCCCGCTTATGGCAGGGCACCCCGACAACCCGCTGCATCCCGACAACCTGGATCGGGCCATTCCGATCAACGAGCACCACATCGGGCAGACGCCCGAGGAAGGTCAGGTGTTCGGCGCGGACTCCATCGGTGCGGCGCGTTCTACGGCAGACACCGATTCGCTTATCGCTACGTCGAAGAACCCCATCGCTCGTGCGGTGGACTGGGCAACGACGCTCGGCAGCTACACGCCGCTGCAACGCCTGGGCGGATACTCGAACGCGCTCACGCGCGACACCATGCTCCGCCTGATAGACACGGGTGGTCTCCTGACTCGCGCAATGGCTGCGGGGAAGTCCACTGGCCTCGAAGCTGAGACCCTGAAGACGATCTACGAGCAGCAGATGAACAACGTACGCCGCCGCGTCGATTCAATCTATCGCGCGGCGAATGCGGACCTGGGCCAGTCCGGGGTCCGTACCTCAACGGGCAATGTGCTCAATACGATCACACAGGGTTCTCGCGACATCAACGTCGTTCCGCAGCAGACGTTCAACGAGGCAATCTCGCTGATCCAGCGCAGCTCGAATGCTCGTGCGACGAACGATGAAATTTCGCAGGCAGTGATGGATCGGCTCACGCAGTCCGGCCTCTCGCTCGACCAGGCGAAGGCGGTACACCGCCGCGTCTACGACGCCGAGAAGGTCTACCACGATGCCTACGAGTCCATGAAGAACGAGGCCGTCAAGCATGGCCTGCTGGACCCGGAGAACCTCGTGGATGGCCGGTACGGCATGCCGCAGCGCTGGATGCGCAATGCGGTAGACGAGAACGCCGAGCGGCTCAAGGCATTCTTCATGGAGCACCTGGAATCGAAGCCTACCGACGACTGGCTCCGTGAGAACGGATTCATCGCGGACCCGGCACAACCACGTGTCGCTGGCGAGGATGCGTTGCCGGATTCCTGGGACACCCTGAAGAAGTCCGGCGACGACACGACGGTCAACTCGATTCTCCGGCAGTGGGCCGGGGAGCAGCAAGACTTCAAGAACCAGTATCTCCTGTCGAAACTCGCTGACTATCAGCAGCGCCAGCTCAAGGCGCAGGACAAGGCAGCGACCGTCCTGGAATGGCTGAAGGGTACGGAGAAGGACTGGCGTGACGCCAAGATCAAAGAGATGCGAACGGCTGCTCGCGACATCGAGCGCCGCTCGGTGCTCCGCTCCGTGGCCTCTGCACAGTTGCGGGCACAACGCGCAAGCGAAGCTGTCCAGTCTGCCCTTAACCGTCTGGGCGGTGACGAGGGAGTCTTGGGCGACCTTCAGCGTCAGATGGTCGATGGCGGCTACGCACTGGACGACGCGGGCGTTGCGGTAGCGAAGGCTCGTGCGCGTCATGCGGAGGCTCAGAAGGTCGCTGCCGACACGGGCGAAGCCAAGGCTCTCGTTGACTCGCTGAAGGCCAAGGGCCAATCGATCCTCGCAGAGAAGCGGGATGTCCTGGGGGAACTCAAGGATGTCTCCGCGAACCTTGAGGGCGGCGAACTCGTCCGAGCCAAGAACCCGCTCAACCAGCAGCGGGACGCGCTGAACGCGCAGGGCAAGGCGACTCGTGCCGAGATTCAGAAGGTGCGGCAGGAGATTCGCGAGGCCCTGGCCGAGCGCTCCGCTGCCCAGGCCGATCTCCGGGAAGCCAATGCGACCTTCGACAAGCTGGCGCGTCAGCAGGCCGATATGCGCCGCTGGCACGATGCTGCGGCAAAGGAGGTGAACACGATCATCGACAACGAGGCGGAGTCGCTGCTGAACCCAGGGCTGCGCAAGGAGGTCAATGACCACTTGGCCGCAGTAGCCGAGCTGAAGAAGAACCTGGATGAAGCGCGAGATGCGCGGCGCTTTGCGTTCGACATCATGAAGCTCACCGGCATGGAAGCACGAGCAGCGGCGAAGGCTGCTGACCGCGCTACGAGCCAGCTTCGCAAAGTGGCATTCCAGGCCCGCAAGGGCGTCGCCAGCATGTCCCCGCTCACGAAGTACGTGGACGACCTGGTGAATTCCCTGCGCGGCACGGACCGTGCTCCGCGTGGCATCCTGCTCGACAAGTCGCCTACCTCCGGTCGCCTGAAGGAGCGCCAGTTCCAGTTCAACTTTGACGAGTACAACCGCCTCGTTGAGGACGGCTTCCTTGCCGGCAACGCGGACGATGCGTTTCAGGGCTACTACAAGGACCTGGGCGGGCAGCTCGCAGCACATCGCGCACTGGACGGCCGGGGCATTGACGACATTCTGCGTGAAGTCCAAGACGACTACGACGCACTCATCGGTAGCACGATGGACCCGAAGCAGCGGACGGCCCACCAAGCCGAGAAGGCTGCGGCCCTGGACGACGTGCGCCGTGCGCATGACCGTATCCTCGGCAAGTACGACGTGAAGGATCACAACGGCGTCGTATGGATCGCAGACCGTCTCCGCCAGATGGGCGTCATTCGCTATATGGGAGGCTTCGTATTTTCTTCCATCGGAGACCTGGCGTCAGCCGTGCTTACAGCCAAGGGTTCGCTGATGCGGGCCATTGCGTTCAAGGGTGCACGGGACTACCAGTACATCCTGAAGCAGGCCGCCAAGGGTGACAAGGATGCGCAGGAGTTGGAGATGATCCTCGGCTCTCTGGAGACCGGGACACACCTGAACTCATCGGATCGCGCTCTCGGGCGCGGAGAGGCGGAGGGCATCCTGGGCTTCGGCACGGGGAAGACTCGCCAGGTCACGCGCTCCATCGAGACGGCCATGAACACAATGGCCGACTACGGGAACAAGCTGTCCCTGATGAAGGGATGGTCCGACAACATCCGGCGCACGGCCGGTCTCGTTCAACTCGCGAACATCCGCAAGTGGGTCGCGCAATACGACAAGCTCGACAAGAGCAAGATCGCGCAGCTAGGCGCACTCGGCATCGGGGAATCCGAGGCCAAGCGGCTCAACGAGCTGTTCTCGCAGTACGGGTCTGAGCAACGCCGGGGCTTGTTCTCGCCTGGGATGTCGCAGTGGCTCAACGAGCGCGACGGCGACCACATGAAGTACGTGCTGGAGTCAGCGCTCATCAAGGCGCAGAAGCGGGCCTCGTACACGTCGGGCTACGGGAACCAGCCGCTCCTCATGGACAAGTGGTACGGGAAGATGTTTCTCCAGTTCCAGTCTATGGCGATGCAATTTTCGAACAACTTCATCCGGGCTGGTGTGCAGCACGGCTTCGTCACCGGGGACCACATGCGGTTTGCGTCGGCCCTCGGAACGGTGATGGCTGCCGGCGTGCTCATGAACGCGATTGCGACGTTCCGCAAGGGACAGGACATCAACGACCAGGAGCCGCAGCAGTTCGCCTACAACGTGATCCAACGCTCGGGGCTACTTGGCATGGCGGGGTCTTATACGGACGCCGCAGTGAAGCTAATGGACCCCGTGCTCAACGATCACCTCGGATGGACGCTCGGCGGCGGTGCTTCGAAGTTCTCGCAGAACTCCTGGCTCGCGAACCTCATGGGTCCGTGGAAGGGGAACGTGGAGACGCTTGAAAGCATCACCGCGAACTCCCTGAACGGCGAGTTCGACAAGGTGGGCAAGAAGGCTCTCCAGCTCGCGCCACTCAATCAGCAAATCCAGATGATATCGAGGCTACTCTCCTCCAACTAATGACATTTCCTCAGACGTACCAGACGGACGGCTCCACCACCGTCTGGTCGTTCGACTTTCCGTATCTGGATCGGTCGAACGTATTCGTCGTCGTGAACAACGCAGCGCGGGCCTTCACGTTCGTTGACGATCATACGATCCGCTGCGCTGACTCCTTCGGGAATCCTTTCCCGCCTGGGCAGAAGCTGACGATCTCTCGGGCTACTCCCGACCTTATCTCGCTGGCGGAGTTCAAGGATGCGGCGAAGCTGACCGCAGACGACCTCAATCGGGCGCGTTTGCAGTGCCTGCTCTTGATCCAAGAGCGCAGCGGAGGTATGGCTGGTTCAGTGGGCAATGTGATCTCAGGAATGGTCAACGAGATCGAGACGATCTCCGGTGCCCTCGATTCCCTGTCGCATGCTCAAGGTGTGCTCGAAGCGGGTCTCGGCACCCTTCGTGATATCTCGGTGCGCCTGACGATCCAGGAGAACGGAGCGGCGGCGCTCAGGGACCAGATCACCCAAGAAGTGCAGGCACGTCAGGTGGACCTGACGAAGATCACTGATCGCCTGAGCGAGCTGGATGTGAACCTCGCTGGTCAGCAGGACGCGTTTCGAGCGCGGGTTCAACTTCTTGAATCCAGCGGTGCGATTACAGATTCGCAAGTCTCCGGGTTGTCCGCTCGCGTCGGAAATATCGAAGCGAATGGCGACAACAACTCGCGGGATGCAGAGGACGCTGCCTTGGCTTCGCTAGTGAACGGCTCGGTCGCGGCGGCAAAGCAGGGTTACGCGCTGGCGCAGCAGATCACGTCGCTTGCAGTCGAGGTGCGCTCGAACAACACTGACCTCAAGGCGCAGATTCAGGTGAACCAGTCGGCGCAGGCTGACACGAACTCTGCATTGGCCGCGCAGATTACGACGCTCTCGGCGGAGGTCGAGAAAAGCGATGCTGCGTATAAGGCTGCGCTCAAGGAGCAACAAGCGACTTCGGCATCCGCTGACGAGGCTCTAGCTACAAAGATCGAATCTCTCTCGGCCGAGATCGCGGCCAATGACGCCGACATCAAAGCGCAGATTCAGGCGAATCAGACCGCGCAGGCAACGGTCAACGAGGCGACGGCGCAGAAGATATCGAATCTCTCTGCGGAGGTGGATGCGAATGACACCGCGATCAAAGCACAGCTCAAGGACCAGCAGATCGCTCAGTCGGGTGTGAACTCGGCTGTGGCGCAGCAGATATCCGAACTGACGGCGGAGGTTGACGCCAACGACGCGGCCATGAAGGCGGCGCTGAAGACAGAACGCGATACACGTACAACAGCCGAGCAAGCGCTTGCTGCGCAATACACCGACATGTCCGCACGGATCGGAGAGAGGGACGGTGATGCGGAGGCAGCAGCGGCATCGTTGATTAATTCGGCCATTGCATCCGTGAAAGCGGACTCTGTACTGACGCAGCAAATTACGACCCTATCGGCAGCCGTAGTCGCGAACGACACCGCTATCAAGGCACAACTACAGGTCGAACAGACTACACGTGCAGATGCGGTATCGGCGCTGGCGCAGCAGATCACTTCGCTTCAGGCGCAAGTCGGGAACGACATCACTGCGCAGATTCGCGAGGAACAAAAGACACGAGCTGCCGCCGACCAATCCCTGGCGGACCAGCTAACGGTTATTCAGTCCGAGATGGGCGAAAACTTCGCGCAAGTCGCGCAGGAGATGCACACCCAGATCGATAAGGTGAACGGGACGGTGGCGAATCTTCAGGCTCAATACACGCTGAAAGCGCAGGTAAAGCGGCCGGATGGGACGCCCGTTGTCAGTGGTATCGGGCTTGCAGCAACGGCCAGTGACGACTACACGGGGTCGGTGATCGCGCTGATGGCCGATTCGGTTGTATTCGCTGATCCGAACAACCCGAACGGCGCTCTAGTCCCTTTCCTGGAAGCCGGGATGGTCGATGGCGCACCGACGCTTGTGGTTCCTTCGGCACGCGTAGGCGATAAGGTGCTCCCTGGGCGTGTCCTCGTAGACGGCGCAGTGGAGGCGCGAAGTATCAAGGTGAACTCCGTGACAGGGGATCGTCTTGTCGCTGGCTCCATCTCGACCGATAAGCTCCAGGTGGGACTCGGCGTCAATCTGCTGAAGAACTCGACGCTAGTCAATCTGGTTGGGTGGGGCACCTGGTCAAACGGCGGTGGTACAGGAGTGCTTGGGCTGGACAATGGTGCGGAATGGACACTGGCTGGCGGCCACACGATGTACGTACGTTCCACCGGAGCGTGGGGCAACACGGACCCGAACGCAGTCCTGTTCGGGGTGTTCACCGAGAAGGTTCCTGTGGTAGGCGGAAGCTTCTATGAATATTCCGCGTATGTCGGCGTTCACCGCTGCGCAGCGAATATCGGGATCGAGTGGTATGACAGCAATGGCGCGGCGATTTCGAGCAACGGTTACGGGGCGGCCGGCACGGCGACCACTGTAGGCCAGGCAGCCGGTGGCAAGACTCTGAACGGTTACGTTCGCATCGGCGGGATAGCGCAAGCACCCGTCAACGCGGCTTTGGGACTGATCGGGCTGCGCAAGGGTATGAATGTTAGCCCGGATACGGACTCGTGGCTGTTCGTCACGCAACCGATGATGGCCGAGACGCATGCGTCAGCCACACGGCTCTCTCCGTATAAGCCCAGTGGTCTCGGGACGCTCATCACGCCCGAAGGCATCTCCACGCCTTCCCTGTCTGCTCTGTCTGCGAACATCGGCCTCCTGCGCACCGCGACATGGGGTGCCCGTACTGAAATCTCGAACAATCTGATTCAGACCTTTGACGGCAACAACGTCCTACGGATTCGCCTGGGAGTTTGGTGATGCCAGTTGGTCTTCAGATTTTCGACCAGTGGGGAAGTCTCGCGTTCGATGCGACCACTCGGGTCGGACGCGTTCTCTTCAGGCAGCGCGTGGGTGGTGGCTCAGGGACATTCTGGGACGACCGTCTTACCACGGGAACCCCGTTCGCCTGTTTCCAGGCGGACAGCATTCCGATTGCAACGGCGGTCGATAAGATTCTTCCGCCAACCATAACCATCTCAGGGAATTCAGTGACCTACTCATACAACGATGGAACACCAATCCCCGGCTCAATCCTCGTCGGGGTGTACTAATCGGCGCGGGCTTCCAAGCATTTACCGACACGGGCGTTTTCCAGATTGACGGCGAGTCAGTCAACTTCGGATTTCGCCAACACTCGGTATGCACGACCTCGGACGGTGGGGCCGGATATAACTCGCTGTACCCAGTATCGACGCAGCTTACGTTCGGGGCGCAGTCGCCTATTGTTGCGCTCTACTCACCTGGGGATGCAGTTGCATTGCTGGCGTGTAGGGAGAACGGTAACGGGACCTGGACGGCTACGTTCGGTAGTCCAACAGCCACGACATTCGACGTGTACATATTCGATGAGATGGCAGCTTGCCCTCCGAGCGGTAGTAGCTTCGGATTCCAAGCCTTCAACTCGCAAGGAACGCTGATTGCGGATTCGGCTATCCCGTTCCTGAAAGTGGTGGGGGCGGCGTCAGGCGACCTGAATGTTCCCCCGCCGACTACGGCTATGCAAGGCGGGGGCACGTACACGCAGCAGTGGTCATTCGGGGTCGCGCGAGTGGCGACAGTCGTCGGCGTTACTGCGACGGCATATGCCGGCCAGGGTTTGACAGCTCCTGGGCAGGGCCTAGGTAGGGTGAAGACAATGCTGTCAGCGTGGCAACACTCGGGCGGCACCGTGACGATGGCGGCAGTTTATTCAACTAGCCGCGTAATTCCATTAACAAATCCGATACTGGCGTGGAAATACACCCACTGGTCGGGCCTCTTTGTGGACGTAAGTAATCTATAACGAATGGCATGGTATTCGACAGGAACCGTCTCGGTAACGAACGGCTCCGATGCCGTCACCGCTGACGGCACTCAGTTCATCACGAACACAAAACCTGGTGACATCTTCGTTATCCAGAAGGACGGCACGATCTACGAGATCGCTGAAGTCGTATCAGCGACGCAGTTGAAGCTTCGACGGGCTTACGCGGGTGCGAGCGGTACTAGTCTTCAGTACGGCATTGTCCCGACTGCATCGTACTTGAAGTCATTGGCGAATCAGGTATCCGACCTGATCGCGCTGTACACCAATGTGCCGGCCGATGTCGCAGCGTCGGCAAAGTCCGCAGCGGATAGTGCGGCATCTGCTGCCTCTGCTGCCGGGGCGGCGGCCGCAAGTCGCGTGGCTAAGACGGGCGACTTGATGAGCGGCCCGCTAATCGTAGAAGCGCCTAAGTCTGACACGACGGGGCATGTGGACATTCGCGGGGCTTCTGGATCGCTCGGTAACGAAGGCAAGCTCCGGCTAGGCGGCACGTTCAGTGGGACCAATGCCGACACGGGAAACCGACTGGTCGCATCACTGCGTGCCGGCTTCAACGGCGGTTCATGGGGAACGGAGTACCTGGACTTCTACCTGAACAACACCGTCAATGATGGGCGCAGCGATTCGAAGATGGCTCGGGTGATGCGCATGTCCTACGGTGGCCGTGTGCTGCTAGGGACGACGACAGACGACGGTGCGAACGCGCTGCAAACGTACAGCCCGAGTGGGGACGGAACTGGTTTGCTCTTGGTGGCAGGCGGTAACGCATATGGTAGGGGCGGCGCTGTCTCGTTCGCGGCAAACCTCGGGTCTGCGGCTATGTCTCAGATTAAAGGGGTACTCGACAATCTTTATACGGGCGGAGCCTACGATCAGGGCGGACTGGCCTTCCTAACGCGCCCCTATGGCACCAGTGCGGCCGGCGCACTCACTGAGCGCATGCGCATCATGAACACTGGCCGAGTCCTGATCGGTACGACGGTAGATGATGGCGGCACGAAAGTTCAGGTCGCGGGCCAGGTGAAAGGCAGTAATTCGTCCGGTGCCCTTATTGCGTCAAACGGCGGAGGCTCCGGCCAAACATCAGTTTTCCTAGTGCGCGAAGGCGCTCCGACAGACCAGAAGCGTTGGGAATTGCTGCACGATGGCGTCGGGTCTGTCAGTCTTCGCACCGCTAACGACGGTTACTCGGCTGCCCAGGATGCGCTTCAAATCACTCGCGGCAGTGGCGTCAATGTCGGCACGATGCGCCTCATGCCGTCGAACGGGCGAGTCGTTGTTGGCACAACAAGCGACGACGGAACCAACCTGCTGCAAGTCGCCGGCACAGGCATGTTCGGGAACAACATCTCGGCCTACAGTAGTGCGAACGACACGCAGTTCACGATCTCTGCGTCGAACTACGCAGGTGGTGTTTCGCTAGAGGCATTCAACAAGGCGAACACGGTTAAGAAGAACATTGCTCTTGCGGCATGGGGAGGGCGTGTGCTCGTCGGCGTGGGCGTGGCCGATGATGGGGCAACTACGCTCCAAGTAAGCGGCAGCACGATCACGTCCGGGCCGCTCCGAAGCGGTCTGTACACCCTCACGACGCTCCCGAGTGCAGCGGCCTTTCAGAACTTCCTGATCACCGTCACCAACGCAACGGGCGGCGCAAAGGTCTGTTACAGCAACGGCACCAACTGGTGTCTCCTCAACACTTCAACTGTAGTCAGCTAATGGCACTTACCGAACGTACGCGTCCTTACGAGACCTTGATCCGGCACAACTCGGACGGGACCGTGGGTGCGCAGCACCAACGCATCTCCGAGATTCTGAACGACACCACCGTGATCGCTGCGACCGTCCAGTCGCCTATTGACATCACCCATGCTACGGCGGGGGACCCTGATCTCGTCAGCGTCCTGGGCGAAGTGACTGCTTCGGCCCTCAGCGAGAACGAGCGCCTCAAGGCCCAGGTCTCCGCCCTCGGGGCGCAGGTTGCAGACCTCACTTCCCAGGTGGCTGCACTGACGGCTTCGAGCCTCGTAGTCGATCCGATTGAGCCGGCAGCCACGCCGACCGTATAACACTTCCACTCCTCAAACATCATGGCAGACACGAAACTCATTTGGACCAAGAACGGCCAAGTCTTCGCAATTACTTTCCCCGGCGAGCGTACGGACAACACGTACGGTACTCTGGCCGCAGAGGTGGATATCGATACGCCGGTCGGCGTGGGCGATATCTACCCTCCGGAGGACGCCCGAGCTGACGCAGCAGGCACGAAGAAGGCCGCGAAGAAGACGGAAGCGCCGGCCGCGTAATGACCGACCAGTTCTCCTTCCGTCAGTTCCTCGCAGTCCTGATCGGCATGGGCGTCATCATCGGCCTGGGGAAGCTCCTGGCCTCCAACGAGAAGTTCACCTGGCGGCTCGCAATTGGGCGAGCCATCGTAAGCGCGGGCCTGGCAGTCGCCGCAGGTTCGCTCTTGGCGTTCGTCCCCGGTATGAGCCAGATGGCCGTCCTCGGCCTCGCGGCTGCATCGTCGGTCTTGGGCGAGCAGTTCCTGGAGAAACTCATCCACATTCGCGCAGGCGGCGCAGGAAACTAGCAATCCACAACACGTGAGTGATAACCGCACGACCATCCAGCAGAAGTTCGAGAAGTGCCTGCTGGATGGTCTGGAGGGGCGTCCGGTCCTGACGAAGGACGGCACCCCTGTTACCGATCCGGGGACGGGTGAGATTCTGAAGGACACCCCGGACTCCTCGTTCCTCTCCGTGGTCCGCGCGTATCTCAAGGACCTCCTGGACCCGAACGCGAAGAAGGACCCGCTACCGAAGACCGGCCAGGCCCAGGGCATGTTGGCGCAGTTCGAGAAGCGCATGCCGTTTGGGGCGCGTCCTAATTGATCGGACGCCCCTGGTGGTGGGACACGGAAGACCCGCTCGCTGCGGACTTCCGCAACATGGCCTACCTGATCTGGGAGCACATGGCGCTCCCGGCTCCTACGCCGGCTCAGTACGACATCGCGTACTTCCTTCAGCACGGATGGGCAGGCTACGGCGTTCGTGATGACGGCAGTATCTTCGAGTGGTTCGGTCCCGAGGACGTGGAACCGGATCGCACTGGCTGCACCCGCATGGGCGAGCCGGACAAGAAGTTTCGCGAAGACATCATCGAAGCTTTCCGGGGCATCGGGAAGTCGTACCTGACTGCCGGCTTCGCGCTCTGGCGACTGTACCGGAAAGCGTTCAGCGAGAAGATTCTCGTGGTCTCCGCATCCGGTACGAAGGCCAAGGAGTTCGTCTCGATGGCGAAGACGCTCCTGATGACGATGGACGTGTTCGAGCACATGCGTCCACGGGAAGATCAACGCGACACCGCGTGGGCATTCGATGTCAACGGCGCGTCCATTTCGCAGTCGCCTTCCGTGAAGGCCGTGGGTATCACGGGCCAGATTACCGGCTCCCGTGCGACCCTCATCATCGCGGACGACATCGAGGTTACGGACAACTCTCGGACGGAGGAAGCGCGTGAGCGTCTGCTCCACAAGACCAACGAGTTCGCCGCGATCAAGGTGACGGGCGGGGCGGACGTGATCTTCCTGGGGACGCCGCAGACCGAGGAGTCGATCTACACGAAGCTCATTCGCGAGATGGGAGCGACCGGATGGATTCTCCCTGCTCGGTATCCCCTGCCGGACAAGCGCCAGTCATACGTGTTCAAGCGCGAGGGGATGTCGGACCTCGACTGTCTCTCGCCGCGTGCGCGTGCAGTGGACCTCGACCCGAGCCTCCAGTGGAAGCCTACGGACCCCGAGCGCTTCAACGAGATGGAGCTACAGAACCGGGAGGCCAAGGGCCGTTCGTACTTCGCTCTCCAGTTCCAGCTCGATACCTCGCTCTCCGACGCCGAGCGCTACCCGCTGAAGCAGCACGACCTGATCGTGATGGCCTGCAACCCGTTCAAGGCTCCGCAGATCGTCCAGTGGGGCCACGACACTAACGGGCGCAACAAGCGCATCGACCTCATGAACTTCGGGTTCACTGGGGACCACTGGCTCGCTCCGCTGTTTGTGGATACCGAGTGGCGCGAGTACGAGCAGTCCCTGCTGTTCGTTGACCCCTCGGGGCGCGGGAAGGACGAGACCGCGTGGGCCATCGTGAAGACGCTCAACGGCATGCTGTATGCCGTGGCGAGCGGCGGCGTCTCGGGCGATCCAGGGACGGCTATGGCGCAGATCGCGGCAGCGGCCAAGAACCACAAGGTCCACGAGATCGTGGTCGAGCCGAACTACGCTGGCGCTATCTGGATCAACGCGTTTGAGCCGATCCTGGCGAAGCTCTGGCCCGCAGAGAAGCCGGGTGACACCGCAGGCTGTACCGTGCGGGAAGCTGAGTGGAGCCGCACCCAGAAGGAAGTCCGCATCATCGAGACGCTGGAGCCGGTCATGACCACGCACCGCCTGGTCGTGGACGAATCCGTAGCGGCCGATGGCGTCCTGATGTACCAGTTGACGCACGTGACGCGTGAGCGGAACTGCCTGTCGCACGACGACCGCTTGGATGCGCTGGCGGGCGCGGTTGCCGAGCTGGTGAGCACGCTTCGCGTCGACGTAGATCAAGCGGCGAAGGAGATGAAGGACGCAGAGGAGGAGGCTCTGCTCGAAGACTTCATCGAAGGGTGCTTGCGCAGCGCGGCAGGGGACTATGCACTACGGACGTTTGATGGCGAACTCGTCTACCAACACGAGGAGTTCACACACCTGTAAAGCGAGTCGCTGAGACGCTCAAGAACGGCCTGGGACCCCTGGGACGTAGGTGCGCCTACACCGGAGGTCACGGAGCCGTTCTGGGTCGTCTTGGTTTGTCTTGGGGCTGCTTTAGTCCAGCATGCAGAGCGCAGCGGAGCGGGATGCGAATATGAGTGGATCGGTCTCCCCCTGCTGACGCATAACTTGGACCTGTCCGATTGCGAAGTCGATGCGTTCGACTGCACGGTTCCCGTCCTTGGCTGCTGCCTCCCGCAACTGGGGAATCGTTACCGAGCCGCTGGCTAGGGCAGATGCGACGCGCCCTGTTACTGCCCCCTTGATGCCGCACTCGGCGGCGTCTGTAAACTTCTTTCCCGCGAAACTGATGCTCGGTGTAACCACGACGAGCGCAGCGACGGCGATTGGTTTCCAGCGAATGCTCTTGAATGGCATAGGGCGCCCCAGGATGGTTAGGGCGGGCATGGTACACCAAGGCATCACGGCCTCATTTTCCTCCCAGAAATGCGTGACAAGGTGTCCCCGGCCGCGCGAGCCGAAATCCCCCCATGGCCTCCCCGGCGTTTCCGAGGCCGGATGAAGCAATCCTGGTGCAGGCGGGGATGGCGCGGGATGCGTTCGAGCGTACACGGTGCCCGGCACGTTTCACGGATGACGCGCCTAACTCATTGATACGTAAGGGGCTTCAGCTCAAGCGCAAAGTTCTACTAATACGCTGCGCCGTGTTCTACGGGCTTCGCTGCGCTGCACGGGCTGTCACGGCGACGCCTGAGCGTGACGGGGACGGCACGGGCTGGCGCGTGCTTTCGTTTGCTCGCGTGCACTTGCGAGCCTCTGTTTTTTTGTTCTCTGGGCTGCTCGCGCTTCGCGCTCGCTGCACGGGCCGTCACGGACGCCGAATAACTCAGCACAGGGTGATACCGCCGGGACGCTATGCCTCTATAGGGGACCTGAGACCGCATAGGCTGCATGGCTTCCCTTTGTTTGTCGCTGTATGCCGCGACCCTGACCAAACACGAACGCCTCATGACTCACGGACCATCACGGGCTGTCACGGGACGGCACGGAATACCTGACTAAAGCGAAAGGATATAAAGCGAGTTGTTGACATGGCGTTAAAGCGCGTTCATTATTCGACCTAACGCAGCGCACGAAGCGCCGCGAAGTAAAGCGAGTCACTTAATCGAAGAAGAGGTTAGAATGCCGCAGACAGCATCACAAACGGGGAAGCCCTTGGACATTCTCAAGACTGAGGCGGAAATCGCCAAGCTGCAAGTGGAGGCGGGCAAGCTGCTCGCTGAGACCCAAAAACTGAACCGGGAAAGCCGGTGGATGCCGCTGATGTACGCGGTTGCCCTCGTCGGCGCAGTGACCGCGATTGCAAAGCTGTTTGTGCACTGACCGGGGAGGGGCGGGCCAACGCTCGCCCGAAAATAAAGCGAGTTAATGAGAATTGAGGGGTTTATATGCGTGCACGTATCTGGGTGTTCGACTGCAACGAAGCCGCGCCTGTACCGGTGCGGGAGTACCAAGATTTGAAACAAGCTCGCGCGACGGCAGATTGCGCGAACTATGGCGCAAAGGCGTTCGGACCTCCCGTGCGCGTCTACTGGGTACAGGTGTTGTGATGGTCGTGGCTGAACTGTTCCAGCGACAAACCCTGATGCCAGCCGAGCTGGTCGAACCGCTGACGCTTGATGAGGTTGCGGACGTTATCGATTTGCCCGCAAGTAAAGCGAGTGAATGATAAGTAAAGGGCGAAACCCGGTGACGTTCCGGGTCCGCACGTGAGGCGTGCGCTGATGAGTCCACCAAGGGAAAGACGATGAACGCAAAAACGGAAGCAATCGCGAACGCTGACGCATACCTGAATAACGCGGGCCTGCCGACGTATAGCGAACTGGGGGCCGCACTTGACCGGCTGGTCGCTGGTGTCGGCAACAAGCACAACGGCGCGTGCGCGGCGATCTTCGAACTCAACAAGCCATGTGACTGCGTACTTGGGGCGGCGCGTGCAGTTCTCACGCAGTACGGGGACGCATTCTGAATTCCCTAGCCCGCATACGCGGGCAGGTCGAAACGCCGGGAGGCAGACGTGGTAACGGCCCGGTGTCTACGCGTTAGGCGCGTACTGATGAGACCAACGAAACGGAGTAGAGCATGACCGACATTACCAGCTATGACGACATCATCGACGTGCGCGACATCACGGACCGCGTAGAAGAATTGCGCGAGGCCCGCGACGACTGGGCAGAATGTTCCGGCGATGGTGAAAAGTGGGCGGAGACGCACCCGGACGACGCCGCCGAGCTGGAATCGCTTGAATCCCTGCTTGATGACATCCGGGGTTACGGCGGCGATCACCAATGGGAAGGGGACTGGTATCCGGTCACGCTGATCCGCGACGAACACTTCACGGAGTATGCAATGGAGCTACTCGCGGACATTGGGGACATCCCGCGCAACATCCCGCATTACATCGTGATCGATGAGGAAGCGACCGCAATGAACATCCAAGCAGATTATTCGGATGTCGAATTTGATGGCTCTACGTACTGGTATCGGTAAGGGGAACGGCCATGCGAGTAACGGTCAAGCTACAAGGCGAGGCGAACGCGCAAGCGCTCTTTGATGTCATGCACGGCCGTGCGGTCTGCTGGAAAGACGGTAACGGCGGCGGATGGCAAGAGGTGACGTTTGATCACGAGAGCGTCGAAGAGGCGCGGGCGCATGTCCGGGAGCTTTTCCCGCGCCTCAGATTCACGGCGTCACGCTGGATTTAGCACGCCCGAAAGTAAAGCGAGTCGATGAGGTCGAAACCCCTAAGCGGGGTCTAGCGGTTGTGCCGCTACTGATGAGACCACTTGAACGGGGTAGATATGAGGCATTACGTGATTCTTCGCGCTGACTTCAGCGTATGGAAGCGGCTGATGTATAGGGAGCTGGCTGAAGCAGTCGCACGGCGCGACATCGACGCGTGCAACCCAGTGCTGTTCGTAGTGGAGGCGCGAGCATGACCACACACAGCACGATCAAAGCGGCGATGGCTCGCGCGTTCTTTGCGTCCGCGTATGCTGACCAGTGGGACGAAGCCGGGGACACGAGCCTTAACCCGTCCGGCCGCGATTGGATGGACATGACCCCCGAAGATACCGACCCGGCCGCGCTGCATGCTGCTGACGTGTTGACGAATGATCTCGCGCGGGCGTATCCGAAGTGTCGAATGGATGGCGTGTTTTCGCTCGATTTGCTGTACGCTGCCGCCTGTGCCGTGCAGCGGCAGGGGGACACGCTAGACGGCGACCGCGACCTGTTGCCTGACACGTTCGGTCATTACCTTGCCATGCAGGCAATGGGAACCGGTGTAGGTCTGCGCGACGCGTTCGGGCGGGCAGTGGGGGACGCGATCCGCGTTCCCCGTGTCGAATTCGGCGGTTACTCGTTGAGCCGCGATTATTTCTGAGGCGGCTACGCCGATGGTTGGCAGGGCGTGTGCTCAGAACAGCCTGAGCCCGCCCAAATCCTCATGCGGAATAACTCCGCACAGGTTGACCGCCCAGGGGTCCCTTCGATCTATAAGAGGTAGCTCAGAGCTGCCGGCCGTACCAAACCACACGACCGACGATGCAGAACTCACGCTGGTCCTCCGGGCTACTGAGCGCCACTTCGTAAGGCGGGTAATCCGGGTTAGCGGAGATCACACGCACGGTAGCAGCTCCCACCCACTGAAGCCTTTTGACTAGCATCTGCCCATCAAGCCTGAGCACGTAGATGCCATCCTGCGGCGCGGTCTGCGCGTGATTGATGAGGATGTTGTCGCCCTCATGCAGCACGGGGAACATCGAGTCTCCGTGAACCCGTAGGACGCTCAGGTCCTTGGGGTTGGCATGCAGGTAGTGCTCGACCCAGTGCCGGCGAAAGGCCATCGTGAACTTCGCCTTCGCCTCATCGCCAAGCCAAAAGCCTGTACCGGCCGACGCCTTGACATCGTAGCGCGGCACGTAGACGAACTCGCTGCTCGCCTCATTCGCCGCCGCCTGCTCGACAGAGACTAAGCTCCCATTTGCTAACTCAACGCGCCCGAGCAACCAATCGATTGAACGCCCGGTCGCCTCGCTGATTGCGAGCAAGCCTTCGGCTTTCGGGATGCTCCCGCGCTTGATGGTTTGCAGCAGACCGTCCGAGATGCCTGCGGGTCGGCCCCAACTGTACAAATTCTCGTGACCTATAGCGCTGTACAGGCGCTCAAGGAAGGTAGCGGCCAGTTCCGCGTCCGTCATGACTCTCTCCTGCGTGTGGTGAGGCGCGTGCGCCCCGCGCGAGTGTACGTCAACTTGGTGAGCATTTGGGAGTTTGCAACCAATAGATTTACCCTAATGACACCCAAACGGTAATTTAGAGATATTGTTTGGGAGTTTGCATATGGTCGCTTACTATCCTTTCTGCGGCGGATGAGAGCGCCGCACTATCGGGGAAGCGAATCAAAGGAGAGTCGGGTGAAGCGAGTGGGTTAAAGGATTTTGCTTATAAAGCGTCTTGGTGTATATTCGCGAACTCTAAAAACACTCTGTTCCTTGGAGCACCACCATGACCGTGAAAGTTGACGAATCGACACTAAAGCTTCGCGCACGCTTCGGCCAATGGTTGAAGGCAACGCGTGAGGAGACCGGGATGACGCAGCTCGAAATGGCTGTGCATCTGAACTACGGATACCCCGTGTTCGTTAGCCAGGTTGAACGCGGGGCCTCCGCGCTGCCTGAGCACGACATGCGAGTGTGGGCGGAGCTACTTCGGGTCGATTCGGCGGAGTTCGCAAAGCAGTACCTGTACTACTGCAGGCCGTTTGTGTACGAAGCCATGTATGGGAAAGACCCTTATGCACTCGAAAAACTTCCGCGAAGCGGAAAAACGATCAAAGCAGCGACGAAGCCACGAGCTAGAAAGCCTGCATCAACAAGCAAGTAACGCCTTCGCGGAGGGGCGTATTGGCGAGTATGTCGAGGACATCCCAGGTTGGCCCTGGTTCGCTGCGATCTTTGGCGAACTGGAGATGACGGTGGCGTACTACCCAACTGACAACGATTATGTCGTGACGACGTTCGAGCAGCGGACCCTGCTGCGGTCTTCTGCCGATGCTGGTCTCGAGCCGGTTCTCACGTTTCTGCCGAGCCTGTACGCGGCCCAAGTGACAAGCCAACATCTGGAGGGCGTATGA